TATAGACTTTGAAAAGCCTCGCTCCCCTAGTCCGTATATTTTCCAGTATTCCTCATCCGTTTCCCTGAGCCGTTCAATCTCCTTAATCAGCTCATCACCTAAAAAGGGATTGTCTTTATAGGTTGACTTTATAAATGTGCAGTCGTCTCTGGTAAGCACCTTATCATATATCCAATGGTGCGAATCGGAAGGGTTAAAGTCAATGTATACTCGCTCCTCTGTTCTTACTATAAGTTGAAAGAAGTCCTCCCAAGTAAGCTCGTTTGCTTCATTACAAAAAAGATAGTGTCTTTTAGTACCCCTTTTCTTTTGCGGTTGGTCTAAGCTCAAAAACTCAAAAGTATTTCCGTTCAGCTTATAAGTGTGATCAGATTTGTTATGGTTATCTTCATCATATAAGCCCAAGTTATTAAGTATCTCAAAGAAGTCTTTCATAACCGAAAGCTTGAGGCTAGGCAGCGACTTTCTAACAATAGAAAAATGCTTACCCGTTTCCTCAAATGATTTAACTATAAGAAGCTGACATAGTGAGTATGTCTTTCCTGAGCGAGTTCCGCCCTGATTAACTACTATCTTAGTCTTAGCCTCGTAGTTTCTTTTAAATACATTACTCGTCCTTATCTTTAATACTGACAAATTCTATCTCTATTTTATTAATCTTATCCCCTTGAGTTGTTATATCTATCTGCTGCTTCTCGCTTAGTCCGAGCTGAGTTTTTGCAGCGTGAACAATTACGCTCGGCACTTTGTCCTTTATACACTCATAATATTTGGAGCGAATAAAATCCTTCTCTATATTCTCAACCTCTTTTGTTTTCTTTGCAAATTCCGCATCCTCTTCTAACCATTTGTAATAATTAGTTCTCGAAAGGTCTGCCATTTTGAGAGCCGTTGTAACAATGCCTAGTGATTTCTCTAAAGCTTTGAGCATTCGCTCTTTAGCTATCTTTGTTCTATTTTGTTCCATAGCGTTGCATATATTTTTGATGTATTTCTTTTATCATTTCCTTGTATTGCTTCTTATCGCCGTACTTAATATGGCAAGCCCTGCAAACTGCCTGAAGGTTTTCGATGTTATCCTTTAACTTACTGCCCCCCATCCCTCTGGCTTCTATATGGTGTATATCTTGAGCAGGGGATGAGCATATCTCGCAGGGGATAAAATCGCTTACATCGAAGCTAAAGTACTCTAGGTATATCTTTGTGTGATTTCTCACAATATCGAAAGCACTAAGCAAGCGAACAGATACACCGCCACGCAAAAAGAAAATAGGTTTAATGTTTTATTTGTTTTCATCTTATTAACATCTGTAAATAGTTAAAAATATTTTCATATATTAGCATTTGTAAATGCGATGGAAGTGTTATTGGTTACACGCTTAACATTCCAGTTAAGAGTTGGAGTTCGAATCTACCTCATCGCTCAAAGCCCTCCTCTCTTGGAGGGTTATTTTTTCCCCCTTATACATTCCTGCTCCTTGCTTGTCTATTTCACTAAAAGGTAATATCTCTTTTGAAACTACCATACTTTTATCTATTAAGTACAGATACTTTAATTGCTTACCTTTAAATGGTTTCCAATTTCTAAACTCTGAACTCATCTTTAAATGGTGTGCTTGTATAACGTGCATTGCTTCTCCCGTCTTAGGATTCATTCTTAAAGCAGTATTATCTACAATTCCAACCAAACTAAACCCACTAGCCCGATATATAGTTCCATCTCCGCATTGAGTTCCATCTGCAAAACTTATTATCCATTTTATTTGAGGAGCGTTTTTCTTTATCAGCCTTATAGTTACTGCGATACACCTACTCTCTGAATACTTAGGTAGGTAATCATCAAAAGCCATTCTATTCAGTTCAATAAATTCATTCCAACCAGTATTCTCCACTAAGTTAATTGTCCCCTTCTTATTTATACTAGGGCCGTACTGCATTACTCCATGTAGTTTCCCATCTAAGAAACACCCAAAATGTAGCGAGCTATTAGGCACAACCTTTCCAGAGTAGTGAACTTTCTTTACAAAAGCATTTGCTACCTTACTTGGAATTACTTTTACAATTATATCTTTTGCTCTACCCATTGCTTTACTATTGTATAAAGTGAATTTCCGTTGCCGTTCTCATTTCCAAATGTTTCCTTTATTTCTGGTTTAGCTATTGCCAAAGCTTCTTTTATTGCTTCAGCTTGTGCATCTGCTAATGTAAAAGTCATTTGTTGGAATGGTTCTTTATCTCCATCAGGTAGGTCAAACTCATCACTTAACTCTTCATCGTAAGCCATTCCAAACTCGTAATCCTCAAAACCCCATTCTTTAAGTAAATCAACATCAAAGTAATTCGATAAAGTGTCCATATCGAACTCACCAGTATTTTTATTCAGCCTAACATTCAGCTCCATCTCTTCGGCTTCTCCTAGCTCTATCTCTACCGTTGGGATTGTATCGTTTCCCAAGTCAGCCCATACTATACACCGTTGATGTCCTCCGATTATTATATCCTTCCGCATAGGGTTGCAGTTTATCACAACTGGCTCAACGCATCCGAAAGTCTTTAAGCTCTTCTTTAGTTGCTTATATTGTTTGTCTGTTAATTGTCTTGGATTATACTCAGCAGGGTTAAGCTCAGTAATTTTTCTTTCTTTAATCTTCATATCCTTGTAATATTTCTTTTAAATCTTTTATTGTTTGGGCAACGCAAGTTCCACAACTGCTCACATCTTTTTTAAGTCCGAATATATCCTTCCATAGGTTTGTTATTCCTACATTCTGCTCTCTAGTTATCCTATCGCTTTCAATGGCTTCCAAGAGCCGCCTTAATATGCTTAACTGGTCGCTAGTTATTTCGTGCTCCCTATCCCATTTATTTATCGGGCATCTAGTAAAAGCTATCTTTGCTTTTATCTTCATAAAGCAGCCGCACTTTTTACATTGGTTTATTGACTTTCGATAGTGCTTGCATCCCTTACATATTGCTAGCCTCTCATTATAAGTTCTGGTGCTTGTTCTTAACTTCATCTTTTATATAATTCCTTACATTTTTTATCGTGTGAAATATGGAGGTTGTACTTATCCCCGTAGCTTCCGCCAAGCTTCTTATAGAATGGTCAGAGCCATAGTAAACAGAGAACAGATTCTTATCGTAGTAATGTAAGTCCTCCATTATAGAATTAACCACCCCTAGACGCTCCTCGAATAGTATCTTATCATTTATATCGCTCTCGGTATCGCAAGCTCTTAAATCGCCTATTACAGCGTTCTCATCTTTTAAATAAGTATGGTGCTTTTTCTTGAACTCTGAAGAGGCTCGAAGGTATTGGTTCAGCATTACCCTAGCCACCCAAAATTTAATATGCCCGTTGTCGTAAATGCTTTGGAGCTTCTCTTGGTCATACTCTAGCATTATCACATAAACCTCTTGCGTTAAATCTTGAGCATCTAAATCATTCCCCTTTGTAATCTTAAAGGCGATGTCATAAAGTTCGTTATAATGTTTGGCTAAATCGTCTTTTAATATTCCCATATCTCGTAAGAAGGGCTCTATGCCCAATTATAATATTGTAGTATATAGATAAATAGCGTTTAATGGTTTTCATTTTTGCGCCTCTCTTTATCCCTTTTAATATTGCTTTATTTACTATCCCTTTCATAATTCTATTATTTATTAGCTATAAAAAAAAGGGGAGTAAGTCCCTCAACTCGCTCCCCCTTCAAAAACAACTAAAATGAAAAATCTTAATGCTAATATATGAAATAAATTTTTACTTTTCTTTTGTGTTAATAACTTCTATAATTTTTTGTAGATAGATGGCTAAATCCATCGCCTCTTCCTGAGCGTGAACAAGCCATTCTAAGCGGCTTAAATCTTCTCGCTCCATAGTTACCCCGTATTTAGACTTTCCTACCTCTGCTCGCTCTAGTATCTTATTACAAACAGACCTCTCTATCTTGCTGCCTCTAACTTCCACAAGCTTCGCAATCTTCTGGATTATCTATTGAGCAGGTCGGTTGCTCTTTATCTTCTAAATCACCTATCCAATCGGCGAACATATCTTTAGCGACATCCTCAGCGGCTTTATTTACTTCTTTATCCTCACTCATTTTTCTTTTTTTTATCTCCATCATACCATAGCAAGGTAATTAAGCCTATCGCTATTATTGTGAACATTATTTTCATATCGTTTTATTTAATTGGTTTCCTCCT